GCTATATATAGGGGCGGGGGAGTGGTAGCGTTGCATATTGAAAAACGGGCCACTACGTAGGTTAGCCCGTTATCCACCGTCAATTTAACAGCCTAATTTGCCTGGGATATTTTGCCCGCTGTTGCCATACTGGCTAGCTGTTCGCGGGGTTCATTGCCTACGATATACCCAGGCTCTAGGCATTGCAATACTAATTTATTCGGCCTGCTCGTCCTGTGCGATCGCCTCGTCCAGGTCCTGCTCGGTCTTAGCCAGCTCGGCCTGCTCGTCGCCATTTGGCGGCACGATCGTTACTATAGCGTGGGCGTCAATATCAGCCATTATAGTAGCTCCTCAAATATCTTACTTAGGTTTGGTGCGACAGTCTTAAAGCCTTTAGGGTCGAGCCTCCACGCGCCGTAAGCGTCAGCAAATACCTCGCTATCGCTGCGGGCATACGTGCCCCATTTGCCTAGGCTCAGTACGCGGGTGGCGCCGTTCTTGTCAGTCCTGCGGACCGTGCGGCCAGCTGCCACGAGCTTAAGGTCCTCGTCGCTATATTCGTTACCCAGGTCCCGCTTTAATCGTAATGCTACGACGCTCGTGCGGTCGGCTTGCATGGCTGCGAATATGTCGGCACGCTTGTTTAATTTTTGGCCAGAATTGTAGCCGTTGGTGTGTACGTTCATGGCGTCGATCGCGTGGCCAATTTCATGGTAGACAGTATGCTTAACGCGTGGCCCTACAGCACCAGGCCTAATATGTAGCTGGCGAGTTACGCCCACAATTTGGCGGCTGGCGTCATAAACGGGGCGCTCAGAATATACGCCTTTAGTGTTTGGTGCCCAGCGACTGCGCGGCGGCTTGCTGGTAGGCACGATACCATTTTCGTTAATAACTCGAGCCTCGAGCGGGCTAAGCTTAAACGTCTGGCTGGTCTTACCGCTAGGGCCTGGGACTATAAGCTGGTTGGTCCCTGCATTCTTTACGCGGGTAACGCCAGGGCTAATAATTTTGGCTGTTTGGCGGCCACCTGCTGGGCTCGGTATTCCAGGCTTAGGCTGGCCAAAGCTCGGTTTTTCATAAATGCCAGTATTCGGGTTATAGGCTTTAGTTTGTGCGGCCAGGGTGCTGTGCACGATATTGTAGTGGTGTTGGCAGTTAGGGTGGAATATGCCGTCGGCCTTGGCGTCGGCCAGGCTAGGGTAGCCCTCGGTTTTGCCCGTAAGGCTTACGATTTTGTATTCCCATTTAGCGCAGGCGCTGTGCGTCGAGTTACCGCCCGTAATCTCTACCAGGTCGTAGCCGTTGGCTAGCATTTTATTTGCCACTCCAGTATTGCGAGCCTCCATAAGCTTGGTACGCGCCAGCATTGCAGCATAGCGGTCCAGTTCCCACTTAGCGCCCCGTTTGTCGATAAGGCCAGTAACGCCGCTAGCTTTTAGGGTTGCCTTTACCTTTTCAGATATAGCACGACGGCCAGCGCCAGTAAGCGCCCCCTCTGCGAGCTCTAGGGTAATCTGGTCTTTTACCGCCTGGCTTAGTAATTGGCCTGCAGTACGGCCCACTGTAGTAAGCGCTGCAGCAAAAGCCTCCTGCGTTTCACTAATCAGGACCGCTACGGCACGCTGGTCTATTACGTTAAATGGGGTGGCCTCTCTCATAGGGGCGTTAATACTCGCAAGCTGCTTAATAACGTCGCCAGTGCCACGCTGGTAAGTATCAGGCAGGACAGTATCGAGCCATTGGCCCGTTTCTACCCCTGCGTCGCCTAGTATTTGCTCGATCTGCCGCATAATGCCAGCACGCCTAAATTGCTCGAAGTCGGTTTGCTGGTCAAAGGTGGCCATAATGTTACGGCCAGCACGTTTATAAATGCTCTCAAGTTGGCGCAGGTCTTTTTCTCTAAATGGTTCGCGGGCTGGTATTTTCGGCATGGCTAAGCCTCGCCGTTACCGCTGCCGCCGTTGTCGCCGCCGATATTCGGGACCGTACCCACAGGGACCGCTACGCCGTTCTCCTCGGTAATTCGCTTGCGCTTTTTGTCTGCGTCCTCGCGCTCTAGCCCGTCGAGTTTCATAATGGCGTCCGTTTTACTCTCGGTGCCCTGGTCTAAGCGCTTGCCCTCGTTTTCGATAAGCTCGGCCTCGTCAATAGGTAAGCCGTCTGCCCAGGTAATATTAGGGACCTCAGGCTCGCCAGGTAGTTTTTTACCCATAACCTCGTAGCCGTGCTTTTTAGCGAGCAGCTGCGCGACGTAAATAGCCTCTTTAAGGCCCTGGTCGTAGTAGAGTTTTTTACGGTTAATTTTAGCGATCGTTCGCATAAGTCGTAATTTAAGGGCTCGGCCACTCTCTGCAGCGCCTTGCTTGTCCATACCGAATACAGCGGGGCTGGTTTCAGAGGTCATATATAGGAATTCGATAAGGCGGTCGATCTGCTTAAAGCTGTTATCTAGGCTCGCGTCCCAGGTAATGTACTCAGGCTTAGCAGGCTTGCTGCCCATTTCGTTATCGGGAATAGTAAACAGCTGCAGCTTATCCTTGCGAATATTACCCTTTTCGTCCAGCACGCCCTCAGGTAGCGCCAGTATCGGGTCGCTGTGCTTGTCTAGGATATTTTCGTTTTTGGTCATACGGTTATTAACCGCGTACATTAGGGCCTCGATGTCGTGGTAGTCAGATACACCGTAAAAGTCGCCAGCACGCCAGTTAGGTACGTGGATAATTAGGCTGCGATCTATTCCAGTTTCTTGCTCCTCCTCGAGGGTAGGGTCGTATAGTGCCAGTGGGGCCTTGCGATATAGGGCCTTGTCTTTAAATTCCCATAGCTCATTTACGATCTTGCCAGGGTAGTGGCGCTCGATACGGATATACTCGTCTTTACCGATCGTTACCATAAATGCCAGCTCCTGGTATTCGGGCTGCGCTCGCCAGTTGCCTGGGTTTACCATAGGGAAGTAGATACTAGGGGTAATGTCCTCAATAAATACAGTGCTTATGGCGTCGCCTGGGTTTTTCGGACCGCTGCGGACTTTAAAAATAGCGTCGCCTCGGGCGCTGTTCTTTAGGGCGCTCTCGTATAGTTGGGTGTGTAGTGAGTTCTCAAAGGCGAGGTTTTTAAGCCATTCGGTTTGCTCTTTATTGCTACCAGTAAGCACTATAGGCTCGCCCGCTAGCATATCGGCACTAACTTTACTAATTAGGCCCGCGAAGTTTACGGCTACGTATTTCAATTTGGCATAGTTTTGGGTGTACTGCAGGCTGTTAATTTCAATGCTAAAAGCCTCGAAGTGTTTGCCGTCGAATAACTTATCGTATTTCGAGTAGTTATTTAGGCGAGCCTGTGCGTTTTTGTAAGGGAATACTATAGCCTTATTGTCCATACCATAATTGTAGCACTAATGCTTTAAATTTTATTTCCCTAAATTAGTCGCTCTGCTGGACCGTCGGGCGTCGTCGCAGCGCCACGTCTGCAGCGCTCATGTAGCTATCGAACATATCGTCGTGATCGCCTTGCGGGAATTCCACAATTTCGTCGTAAAATTCCTGGTATAGCGGGTGGTCGCGGCGCAGGTGGACCATGCCGCCACTAAATAGGGCAGCGTGCACAATGGCGCGGGCTCGTTTGCTCTGGGCTGGGCGGTACGGCTTTATAGGTGGATAAATACCCTGGGTGGCGCCGCGGTTCTTTACGAGCTTTAATAGGCCACTCTGAAAAGCGATAGCCTCGATACGTAGCTTACGGTGCTGCCATTCCTGGTAATTCTCGAGTATAGCGTCTACCTGTTTCATTGGGTCGCTCTCGCGCATACGCAGCATATCAAGCTGGACCACATGGCCCGCAGGACCGCCTGGGCAAATAGGGCAGTGTTTCGTTACGCCGATCGTCGCCATAGTCCACCAGTCGGCCGTCTGCTTTTCACTAATTGCAGGGTCCACCGAGCCGCTAATAGTACTAAAGTAGGTATCTAGCCAGTGGTCGAGTACGAGGTGGTCGGCAAGCTGTGTACGCTGTTGGTGTGCGATAAGGTGCGCCCCTAGGCTGTAAACACTCTGCAGCCATTCCTCCTGGACGATCTGCTGCCCCTCGGCCAGTGGTTTGTTTTGTATTTCCTGGGCCCAGGCTACGGCACCAATATAGTTAGGGTTATTCGGGTCGTCCCTCCAGGCATATATTTCCTCGGTGCTGTACAGCTCAGGCCACAGGCTCTGGCCGTCTTTTTTAATACCGCTATATAAAAACGTGGTCCAGCTACTAAATTCCTTTTCCTTAGATACGATAGCCGATAGCAGGCTGCGCTTGTGCAGCATTGTACCAATCAGAATACAGCGGCCCACTTGGCGGTCGATCGCAGGCAGGGCAGCACGTACTAGCCAGCGGCGTAGTTTTTCGCGGCGTTCCTTGTTCTGTACAGCCTCGTCATTCTCTAGGTCGTCGCATATCATTAGCTGCACGCGGAAGTTTTTAAATTTAAGCCCGCGCACCTTTTGCCCAGCACCCAGGGCCATAATCTTACACTGTTTTACGTTCCCCTTTTCGTCGGTGCCCATTACGATAATCTCGTCCTCGCTCCACTGCGGGCCCATAACGTCGCCATATAGCCATTTAAGTACGGTATTCTCCTCGAATTCGTCTTTTACAGAGGCAAGGTGCAGGACCGCCTGGCTCCAGGTGTCGCCGATCAGTAGGCTAAAGCGGCTAGTAGCGTTCAGCGTGCGCCATGCTAAATACACTACCGAGGTAGTAGTGGACTTGGCAAAGCCACGCGGGGCAGCACCGCCTACGTGCCCCCTGGTATTGGTATAGAGTTGCAGTATTTCGAGGTGGAAGTCTGGCGGGTATGTCGGTACGTGGGCGTGGAATAGCATAGCAAAAGCGGGTATATTCTCTGGCTGGGCAAAGTATTTACGTAAGTGCTTTTTAGCTGCAGGCTCGCCGTACTGGTCTACGATGTCCTGGAATATCTTAGGGACCGCCATGCTTACGGCTCCACGTCTACTACGTCGGCCTGTTTGGTGCGCTTTAGCCCGTGCTTAAAGTGCTCAGCCATTGCGGCGCTAATAACGTCTTTATCCTCGTCCTCGAGCTTGTCGTCGTCCTCAGGCGATACGTATAGGTGGGCCTTGGGTCCGAATTCCTTAAATTTCTTGCGCTCCATATATTTCATAGCAAAGTCAGGGTCGCGGCGCAGGTTCTCTACGATCGTGCGGCGGGCTAATAAAAACGGGTTTTGCTTAAGTGCGGTTTTCCACTCTAAAAACTCAGTGTTATTTTTTTGGTGGTTATATAACGTAGCTGGGCTAATTCCAGCCAGGGCGCAAGCCTCTACGTCGTCGCAGCCTAATAGAAAAGCCTCGCGTAAAATGGCCAGCACCTCCTCTGTTATTGCATTAGGGCGGCCCTGCGGCTCGCCGTGTGTATCATGCTTACGGGTCGGGACTAAGGCGCTAGTGATCGTAGCGGGCTTAGCCTCTTTTTTACCCTTGCCTTTTTTAGAGTTTGCCATAAGCTCATTTTACCACTGGCGGCGGGTTTTAGTCCGTTTATAAGGCTTACGCCTAGCCCTGTTATCGCCGCCTACGTGCCAAAAGCCGCAAAATTCGCAGTGGTATGGGTGTAGTTTTTTGGCGCCTCTTACCGCGCCAGCGCCACGCCTTTTAATGGCTTGGTTATCTGCAGCCACCTTAGTACGGTGCTTATCTTTATTAGCGCAGCCAGTTTCGTAGCTGCCATGCCCCTTATTTTCGCCCATAGCATTACCCCTGGACCAGTACGTATGGGCAATTAGTACAGTGGTACTTACCTTGCTTAGCGTGCTCCTCGCACCATTTATGGCCGTCAGTGCATAGCGGCTGCGGGTGGTATAGGTTGGGGTTGCTGCCGTCGAGGTGTTTAAAACGATCAGAGGACCCCAGCCAGAAAAACAATATAAACATACCTGCTGCGCCGAAAAATACCCCAGCTATAAATATAAATATCTCCATGCTACAGCGCTCCCTCGTACTTTTTAGCGATCTTAATTAGTTTGCGTAATTGGCGGCGATACCACCAGGCAGGCAGCCAGCGCTTTAGCTCCATTTCAAAGCTACCCTGCTTAGTTATCCACTCTACGCGGTAGGCAGTCATATACACGTTAATATTATAACGCTCGAGCTCTACTACCATGCTCTGCGCTGCGCGTCCTAAGCCGTTCATAAAGCTAGGCCCAGCTGCGGGCTCGCCAGTTCAAATACAAAGTCGCTAGCACTCGGCCAATAGTCCACCTGGTCGCGTTTACGCATTACGTCGTGGACCGTTACCCTTTTCGGGTCCCGTTGCATTATTCGGTTTTGGTACGTCTGTACGCGGCTTGCAGCCTGCCAGTCGCCCCGCAAAAAGCTCCAGCCCTGCCTAGTGATAAGCCAGGCGGTCCCCTCGTCGTCTACGTGGGTAATCAGGCCAAAATAGCGCAGTTTTTGGAAGTTGCCGTATTGGCTAGTATTTAGCTCGAGGTCCCGCTTGTGTATCTCATTTAGGCCGCCCTGCTCCTTAACTCGTCGCCCAGCTATTGCTAATAGGTCCACGAGCGCGGGGCTCAGGCTATGCCAGTTCATACGTAGCGAGCCCTTACAGCACCTGCAGCGTTTGTCGCCAGGTTGCCAGTTACTACAGCCCTCTGGCTGGTAAAAGTCGCCTGGGTTGCCCTCTTGGGGGACCGCGCCCTTAATTAGCGAGTGTGCTACCTCTAAATGGCGTATAGCAGCTGCGCGATCGTTTAATTTTTCGTAGCAGAATAAACACTGTTTCATTGTGGCCTAAGCCCTCCCCTCCCTGGTTACTTTTACTGCGATCTTAGCAGCCTTAAATATTAGCCCAGGTATAAAAAGCGCCACTGCGAAAAATGCAGCGGTGTAATATCCTACCCAGCAAATTGCTACGACAAAGTTGCGGCCGTATTGGCTCGTGCCCTTATCGAAGTTAGCAAATAGCTCGCTAAACATAGTTTTAAATTGTTGTTTTTGTGTTTTGTTGGTGTTACCCATGGCGCATATCTCCTTTTGTTGGTTGGTTACTCTCCTAATTTAACTCGCTTGTGTTAATTCGTCAATGCCCTTTTTTAGCAATATTTTGCAATCGTGCTGCTTAGGGCGTAAGTTATCCACAATTACATCTAGTGCGGGCTTTACGTCATTGCCGTTATAGTCGGTTATCATTACGTAAATATCGCCATTGCGCTGCGCTCGGTAGGTCAGTAGCACGTCCTCGTCGTCAGCAAATACCTCAAAAAGCCCGCTACGCTCGCGGGTAAATTCGTTATATTTCGTAATACGGCTATCTACTCGGCTCATTGCTGCAGTTAGCATATTGTGCACAAGCAAATTATCCCGCGCTAGGGCGGGGTTAATTCCTGTAGCATATAGGGCCAGCACTAGCATGGCCCTATTCCTCGGTAGAGTTATCCACAGGTGCAGGTGCAGCTTTTGGTGGTTTGGCCATTTTCTTAGCCTGCGCCTTGGTAAGCTCGTCGCCTAGTTTAGCACCGAATACGTAAACGCGCTTACCGCCCAGGCTAACATAGTTGCGGGTCAGTACGTCGTCTACGGTGTGGTATGCCACCCCTTGCTTTACTGCGTGTTTTGGTTCGCTGTTTTGTGTCATAAGCTAATTATAGCACTAGCTTTAAAAAGGTGTAGCATTTGGCACGGTAGCAGCCTGGCGGTCTTTTAGGTCCATACCGAGCTCATAACGGACCACCATTTTATGGCCGCGCATATAGTCGTCTACGATCGCCTGGAATTCGTCAAAGCCTACGGCAAAGTCGGCCCAATAGCCCTGCTCGCGCAGCCTGGCTAGAGTTTCGGCCTGCTCCTCGTAGTGTAGGTTAGCCCAGTCGCCTTTAAGCCTAATTTTGCTATCGCCCTGGCGTACTGTGCTGCCGTCCCTACGCATAAATAGCTCTACGTCGGGTGCTTTTAATTCGATAAATAGGCCGTGGTACCAATACTCGTTATTGTAGCCGTGGCCAATAGGGCGGGCGTGTGCGACTTGTATATCGGGCCATGCTCGGGTATTGCCCTGCAGGCGGGCGTGCTTACGTGCCTGGACCTTATTAAGGCCTAAGCCTGCCGCGTAGTCGGTCCTAATGGGTGTATCGCGGTAGCGCAGCCCCAGGTACTGCACAGCCTGCAGGTGTACGGTGTCCTCGTCTATTCGGGTCAGATTTTTGCGGCGCTTAGGGCCAGCATGGTAATCGTCTAATGCCATTACGTGCCACTCCCTATGCTCTTGTGCAGGTTTACGTCGTCCATACCCTCAGCGATCGCCATACGTCGGCGGGCCTCCTCGATCTTTTTAAATTCGGCGTCCACATCTATTTTACCGTCGCCGATCTGCTTAGCTTTTTCTGGGTGGCGTGCATTATATACCTCGTTAGTAGGGTAGAGGTGGTGCTTTTGGCAAAATGCCCCCAGTATAGCCTGCTCGAGTTTTTTACGCTCTTTACGGAATTGGTGCAGGTATACGCTAGCGGCGTTAATCGTTTCGAGGTGCTTAGCGGCAGTGGTGTTATAGATATAGACTTTACGGTAAGTATTATAAAACAGGTCGGGGTGCTCAGGCGTACAGGCAAATTTTAAACATACCTGGGCCAGCATATCCTCCTCGAGCTTATTGCGCCATTTAATATCTAGCACGTACTCGCGGACCTTGGCAGTTTCAGCCTCGCCCATTACCTCGTCATAGTCCAGGTCGTGTGCAGCACAAATACGCTTAGCGGTAGCAATAGCGGCGCTTTTTTCGCCACCTATGCCATGCTTAGCTAAGGCAATTACCTTAAGCAGCTTATCGTTTATATCGGCCATTATTGCGGCACCCATGTATTAGTTAGGCCCATTTGCGCGTAAATATACATAGTTAGCTCGCCATTAGCCGTATACTGCAGCTGCTCGGCTAGTTTTAGCGCCTGCTCTTTAAATGCCTCCTCGTCCTTGCCGTAATGGTTTGCAATAAGTGCGAGGGCTATTTTTACCTCTACCAGTGTGGGCTGCTTAGGCGGTAGAGGCTCTACTCGGTCCCGCCGATCGCCTATATTTATCTGGTCCAATAATTCGAGTGGGGCGTCGCGCAAAAAGCGCCCTATGCTGCTCTCGAGTGGCCAGTATTTAGTTACCTCGTCGGGTTTACCGAGCTCGCTAGTATCATAACCTGCCGCGTGCTCCATAAGGTGGTGCATACGTGCGCTACGCAGCACTATTGCGATCTGCTCGTCGCTGGGCATTTCAATGCCATAAAATTTAGCCTCGTCTTTTACGGTCGGCTTAAGCCACTCTATAATGGTCGAGCCGTCGGGCATTTTCCTGTTGTGGTGTCCTGTGTAAGCCATTACTCCTGCGGCTCCAGCTCTTTTTTAGTCTTAGCCACGTATGGTATACCAGTCGAGCCGTGCACGAAGTTGTCGAGCAAAATGTCCAGGAATACCTTAACGTCGTTGGTGTCCATTAGGATAATAGCGCCCGTGTCGTCGGTCATAAGCTCTATGGCGAATTCGTCGGCCGCGTTAATTACCTCCTCCTGGCTCATAAGGTGCGGGTTTACCTCGCTCAGCTTTTTAGTAGCTGCCTTATCGCCTTGGGCCATAATAGCGATCTCTGGGACCACTAGGGGCATACTAAGCTTAAATAGCTTGTCGATCTGGCGGCCGTTCTCGTTAGCGCGGGCAATCGTGTGGGGCTTGGTATCAAATAGGGCCTCGTACTTGCTCTGGCTAAATATAAATAGCGTGTTATCCACAGCTAGGACCTGGTTACTGGCGTCGATCTTAAATGCTAGGTCCTGGGTAAATTGCTGCAGCTTGTCTTTTTGCAGCACGAAGTCTTTACCGCCCTGGACCGCGGCAGTAGCCTTAAACTGCTTAAATACGTGGAATACCTTGCCGCCTGGCGCTGTGCAGCGCAGGACCATACCCTTAAGGCGTTTATAGTCATGCTCGGCCTCGTTAAATTCGATAATGTCGTGGCGCTCTTTTTCGATAAGCCATAAAACAGTACTGGCGCGGCGGCTCTCCTGCTTTTCGCTACTAATTTCGAGTATTGCGAGGTCGTCGGCTGCAGCCTCCACGTAATTACGGACCTGCAGGCCAGTGCCCCCACCCATAGCCACCGTGTTAATAATGTCGTATACGAACAGCGCCAGCATTTTATGCTTAAGCTCTGGACCGATCTGCAGCGAGTACGGCGTTAGGTTTTTATTAAAAACAAATAGCTCTAGCTCTAGCTCGTTTTTAAAGGCGTCGGTATTATTGGCCCACTGGAATACGTCCACAGGCTCAAAGGCTGCGCCGTGTGCTGCCGCCAGGGTATCTACTATGCCCGTAGCGATCTTACGCGCCTCTGGGCTCAGGTTGTTAATATCGTCGGCAATTTTCTGCACTTTACCGTCGGGGCTCGTTACAGATAAACTTACTTTTGGCTTTTCGGTCATGGCGCTATCTCCTAAAATATCCTTTTAATTTATTCACATTCTGGCGTAATCGTATCTTATTTAATTTGGTGCGGCCGATACGGGTATTTATAAGCCTCAGGCTATCCTCGTCGGTCCACTTATCCACAGGCTGGCCCTCCTCGTGTGTTTTATCGAAGTAGGCCAGGACCCCCTCGCCGTGGGCTGCCATAATTTCGCGCAGCTCGTCATAATCGAGCGTTTTAAGCACCTCAGGCCCGTATATTTTAGCCTTAGGGTCCGCATATGGGTTTTGGTCGCTACTGGCCATTACCCGCCCCCAGGAACAGCCCAGGCTGCTGTGCAATACGTTCGTATAGCGTGCTACCGTCGGCAGTAACGGCATAAGGCAGGAATAGCTGCGGCAGCGTTACCATTTTCGTTTCAAGTAGGGCCAGCTGCGCCTCTATCCAGTCTTTTACGACGCGCCAGGCCACATTATAGGCGTGGTCCTCGGTAAGCACGTCGCGGCTCAGCTTAGTATTACCCTTGCGTATTTCGGCTATGATCTGCTGCACGGGGCGCCACTCGGTCGGTAGCCTAAAAAATATTAGGTTATCCTCGAGCTGCAGCGCAAAGCTTAGGGCTTTAATTTTCCCCTGGTCGTCGTAATCGTGCATTATTTTCTGGGCACCGAATTTGGCGAGCATTTGGCTAATCTCGGCAATACTCTGCATAGCAGGTACCTTGCTCGTATAGTTTAAAAAATATCGTCGCTGGGTCGCCATTATCCTATGCTCCTATTCTGCGCGGTACCATTTACCGTGCCGCTTACGTCCTCGTAGTGGGTAAATACGTCTACGCGCTTAGTTACCTCTACTATGCTATCGTCAGTAATTCCCTGCTCTGCGGCGGCCTTAGCGAGCATAGCCTGGGCTAGGTCGTCATAGGCGCCCAGTATTTGCAGGTCGGCGTCGCTATCGTCGTCTGGCACGAGCCACAGCTGGTACAGGCCTTTAAAAAATATATTACTTGGTCGAGCCATTGGGACCTCCAGCCTTTACGGACTTGCTTACTTTAGGGCGGCCCTCCTCCTCGCGTAGTCGGTCGGCCATACCCTCCTCGATCTTAAGCACTGCGGCGATCGCTTTTTTAGTGTCCTCGGCCATTAAGGCCATCATTTCCTCCAGGCTAATACCTGGGTGCAGCGCAGCCGTCTGGTCCATATAGCCGATAAGGTACTTAACCCGAGCTGCTTGCTCTGGTCCAGTAAATTTAATCTTTTTACCGCCTGGCAATAAAACGGTGTGCGGTTTGTTATTTGGTCCCTTGGGCATAATTTACTCCTGTGTTTCCTCTATGTCCTTAATAGCGTCGTCGATCGCAGCCACGGCGTCGTCCGTCATGGGCTCGGTCGGCTTAATTTGCTCGTCCCCGTGCTCCTCGAAGTGGTCGCCAGTGCTGCTTTTGGTAAATGCTCGGGGCAGGCGCTTACTGCGCTTGCCCGCTTTTTTAGCAATTTTCGGGTTAGCCTTAAACTGCCCTACGGAATTACTGCCGCCCTTTTTGCCTTTATTCGCTTGCTCGGCTTTATATGCCTCCAGGCCAATACGGGCTATACGGGTTTGTTTGGCTTTTTCGCCTCTGGTTAATTCGGCCATGCTTTTATTTTACCTCCTAAATGTCCCTAGGGTCGCCGTCGGTGCGCGGGCGATCGTCGGTAACGGTTTGCTGTACTGGGCCCGTCGCGTCAGCTGGGGGCTCGTTAGTTACTATATCGTCGTCGCCACCATTGGCTGGTACGGCACGAGCAGGGGCTGCTGGTGTAGAGTTATCCACAGGCAGTACTACTGCGCCAGGGAACATATCGGCTACTTTTTCCACAGCTGTTTTATCTACGTCGGCCTTAAGCTCGTCGTCGCTTTTAAAGTAGCCCTCGTCTACATCGAGCTTAACGTCGAGTATATCCTGCAGGACCTCGTAAGCCTTGCGCCATTCGTGATCGGTCCATTTTTGCGGGTCGCCAAAAGGTTTGCTGGTAACTTGGCGCTTGTACCACATTAGGCCGCGGGCGTTTAGGTTCAGCTCGGCCAGCTGCTCAGCTATCCAGCTCTTAAGCTCGTCGTCTACGTCGATAGGCACGAGCTCTGGGGTTTTAGTCGGCGTAGCTGCAGGTGTGGTGGTGCCGCTATCCTCTGGTATATCATCAAAATTTATAGGCGCGTCGTCTATATCGGTAATCACTACGTCGTCGGACTTTTTAGGCTCGGGGCGCTTAAAGGCGTTATCGTTTAATTTAGCGATCATTCCGCGAGCCATGCCGCTGGTCATATTTGGCGCGTCGGTAATACCGTTTACGGCTAGGACCTCCAGCTGCTCGTCTTTATCGAGGCCAGCTTTTAGGAACGCCTTATAGAGTTCGGCCTTTTCCTCCTGGCTCGCAAGCTCCATAGCTGGGCGCGGCGCAAGGTCGTCGCCTGGCAGTTTAGGCTTAGGCGGCTCTGGCATTTGCTCTGGGTGTTTTGCTGCGAGCTCAGCGGCTGCGCGTTCGTTAGCCTGCTGGCGCTGCCCTGCATAGTCGGGGTCGTCGAGGTCCTGGCTAAAGTATTCGCTAAAGCCTAGGGCTAGGCAGGCGTCCATACGGGCCCGCTTTTCGGCGATCTTAATAGTGCTGTTTACGTCGCGGCGGTTATCGCCTACGACTGCAGCACCACGGCCCTCTGCTACGACGGTATCGCCGCGCTTGGCAATACACTTATAGGCCACCATATTTTTGGTATCTGGCAGCATTTCGTAGGTTTCGGTGTCTTTAGTCAATTCGCTAGTAATGCCGAATAGGCTAAATACCTTTTCCTGGCCAGGCTTAAATAGCATATCCTTGCCGAAGTGGTATTTATTCTGGCAGCTATATTGGTTATCGCAGTTTTTTACTACGTGAATACGGCCAAAGTCTACACCCTCTACGAGGTGGTGCTGGATAAATTGCTTAATAAGCACGCGCTGCTCGGTTTGCGAGCTCAGGGCCATTTTAAGCTGGTCCGTAGTAACTCCAGGGACCACCTCCATGCCTGGGTGGGCAATTAGGGCGCTCTCGAGTTCTTTAGCGTGCTCGCGGGCCCGCTCGATCTCTTGCTCGGTTGTTAATATCTCAGTATCTGGGTCGGGCGTGTCGGTTTGGGTAGTTGGCACGTCGTCTGGTGCTGGCGCTTGTGCAGCGTCGTCCTGGACCACCTCGCCCTCTACGGGTTCGGTCTTTTTCTTAGTTGTTTTGGCTTTAGCCATAGGGCGCAATCTCCTTAATGGTTATGTACTTAGTATAACACAAGCGAGTATTTTACTTGTGCTTTTTTACGCGACTTGCTTTTCTAGGCGATCGTCGCAGTAAGTAACTGCCAGGCTCATAACGGCGTTAATGATCTGGGCCACTCGTAGTATGCCAGCGGCACCGCTACCCTCGAGCTCCATGCCTGGCCATTTATCGCCCTTACCCTCGTATACGTGGATAATACCGCTATCTCTAAAGCAGATACGCCAGTAGCTTAGGCGGCCGTCGCGGACCTGGATATGGTAATCAGCATAACGGGTATATTCCATAGTGCTTACACCAGTTTTATTACCCTGCTCGTCGCGCTGCGCGATCGTTATGCCCTCCTCGGGACCTACCCAGCCGCGTACATCTTGCACCTGGTCGTTTTCGTCTTTTTTAACCTGCTCCTCAAATATTGCTATAGGGTTCATAATTCTACTACTCCCGCAATACTTACGTTAATGCTGTGGCGTGGTGTAGCCCATTGGTGTTTCACGATCGAGCCAGCGAGGTGTGCGGCCATAAGTGCGTCGTCGGCTTTTACCTGGACAAAAAACTGGATAGCTCGGCTAGGCTTTAATGGGTCCGCTAGGGTGCGACTAATAAGCACTGGCACATAAAAGCGGTGTAGGGCAGGTGGCGTAATAAAGCGCTCAATCTGGCCGCCGCTGTGCAGCTTAATTTTATGGTTACGGTAATCAGCTCGTAGGGCCGCTAGGTCTAGTGGTCGCTTAATATCCTGGGCCATTCCGCTGCCCATTATTAGGCGTATGGTGCGGTTCATTGCCGCAATATCCATGCCTGTGTCGTCTTTAGTGAAAAAGTTTTCACTGCTTTTTATAGCTGGTTTGGTTAGTGTTTGGTTCATGGCGCATTTTCTCCGTTTATTTAACTGGCTTGTGTTATCTACTATACTCGCTTGTGTTATTTATGCAATACTTTTTAATGCTTAAGTTTTCCACAGGCCTATAGTAGAATTAGGACAGTACCGTGCTGGGTTGGCGCATCTCCGCAGCACGGTGCTTTTTTAGTTCTCGGTTTATCATAAAGCTAAAGAATTTGGCGGGCACTTTTCCGTCCGATCGCGCCGTGCTAGCCATTCGCAGCACTCGCTCGCGGCCCAGGGCATATACTGCCTTGCAGTACCAGGGCTTTAAGCTCTCCATGGTAATAAGGTCGCTAATTTGCTCTATTACGTAGTCTACCTCGTCGGCACTGGCCCTACAATTGTCAGTTGTCAATTGTGTTTTTTTGGTTTTTCCCTCAGCTGGCAGTTGCCAATTGTCTTGATTGTTTCGCACTTGCTTTACCCCGTTCTGGCCCCTATACTGGTAACTGGTTCGTATTGCAATCTCTTACAATACAAAAGCTAGCCGTTACCCGTGTAGCGGTTTTAGTTTTTTATAGGGCCTAAAAATGGCGGCAATGCTAGCTAAAGCACGCCAGTTTAGGCTTAATGTTTTCCCGCCTCGCAATGGTTCGTATTGCTCGGCACTACCTAATATAGCGGCTGGAATTGTTTGCGGCAAGCTCGAGTTTATTATGCTTGTGCATAACCTGTGGACAAGCCTGTGGAATACTCCAGCGCTACTACTGTAAGGGGTCGGGGGATAATTCGTGCTGCTTAAGGTTTGGTATAATAGTAAAGCCGCAATGGCAAAGGAGGGCACGATCATATTAAATCGTAAACACCTGCTAATTGGCATAGCAGTAGCAATATTACTAAGCATTGGTACATTCGCCACCGTCAATAGCTACCAAAGTACATTAAGCGAATTGGATACTACCCGCGAGCAGCGCAGCGACGCGCAGCAGGACGCGGTAAAGGCCAATTTAAAAGCTCAGGACTTGCAAAAGCAGCTCGAGGGTGCAAATACCCTAATCGAGCAGCAAAAGGCCCAGGACGCTGCCAATAAGCAGCAAATACAGGACCTTAACGGCAAGCTCCAGGCAAAACTGGACGCTCAGGCGGCCCAGTCTAAACGTATAGCCGTTGCAAATACACCCCAGCCTAGTGCTGGGGTTTTTTCGTCGGGCTCTACTGTTTGGGATAAATTAGCGCAGTGCGAGGCTACAGGTAACTGGGCAATAAATACGGGCAATGGCTTTTATGGTGGCCTGCAATTTACTACGAGCACCTGGTTAGGTTTTGGCGGCGGCGCATACGCTCCTAATGCCCACCTGGCCACCCGCGAGCAGCAGATCGAGATAGCTATAAAAACTCAGGCCGTACAAGGCTGGGGCGCTTGGCCAGCGTGCACGGCAAAATTAGGCCTACGTTAAAACGCTTGTGCTATTCTAATAGTAGCTTGGCGAGTGGGCGGCGCGGCGGGCTTGTACATTCCTCGAATTTTCTCGAAAAACTCCACCTTAAATAAGTTGCAAAATAAATACGTAATCTTAAATAAAAAAAGCACCCCGTAGTCGCAGGGGTGTTTTAATTTACT